CTATAATATAACTATGTTATGTATTTCATATTTTTAATTTAAACTGTCCTAAAGGAGAAACAGTTTATGAATGAACAAGAGCTTGAAAAGTTCTATCGTTCTTATGAGGAAATGTTCAGGACTGAAGGTTGGAAAACCTTTATATCTGACCTTACTGAGGACGTAGAAAGAATTAATTCAATAGAAGCTTGTAAAGATGGAGAAGACCTTTCATTTCGCAAAGGACAACTTTCTGCAATATACAGTGTCTTAAATATTGAAACACAGTTAGAAATAGCTCAAAGACAAGCTGAAGAAGAGTAAACTAAAATGTTTATAATGATCGACTTCCGATGCGACAACGGACATACTACTGAAAAGCTTATAGATTCTAAAGCTACTGAAATAGAATGTCCTGAATGTTCACTGACAGCTAATAGAATAATCTCTCCAGTTCGTAGTCTTTTAGACCCTCTTTCAGGTGACTTTGCAGGTGCTACCATGAAATGGGCGAGAGACCGCGAAAGGAAGATTCAAAAAGAGCGTAAGGCTAACTCCTAACCGAACCCTTACATACAATACACCTCCATAATGAGATTACTCACGGAGTTTAATAATGGCAACATTAATAGATGAGCGTCAACCTTTAGACGATACAACTGAAACTGAAAGCGTAACAGACATAACTAAACAAGAGCCTCCAGTAGAGCAACCTCTTGTAAATGCAGAACCTACACAAGAACCCGAACAACAGGAAATTCCTGATAAATATAAAGGTAAGAGTACAGCGGATATAGTGCGTATGCACCAAGAAGCTGAGAAACTCTTAGGTAAACAAAGTTCGGAAGTAGGTGAATTACGCAAAGTTGTTGATGACTATATACAGACACAACTCTCTGAAACAGAAGCACCGCAACAAACTTCTGAAGAAGAAGTAGACTTTTTCTCTGATCCCGACAAGGCAGTCGAAAGAGCTATAAGCAATCATCCTAAGATCAAAGAAGCAGAGCAAGTATCTGCTCAGTATAAACAAAATGCGGCTATGACCGAACTTCAAAACAGACATCCTGATATGAAGGATATTTTGGAAGACGGTAAGTTCGTAGATTGGATCAAAGGATCAAAGATTCGCACACAGCTTTTTGCACAAGCAGATCAGCAGTATGATTACGAGGCCGCAGATGAGCTTTTCAGTAACTGGAAGGAACGTCAGCAGGTAGTAGGACAAACTGCCGCTAATGAGAAACAACAACGCAAAGACACTATTAAGGCCGCATCCACAGGAAATGTTAGAGGAAGCGGAGAGCAGTCAGCAAAGAAAATCTACAGGCGTTCAGACATTATTAAACTTATGAAGGACGATCCTGAACGATACATGTCATTATCCGATGAGATTATGCTAGCTTATCAAGAAGGGAGAGTCCGACACTAATTAATCTTATTATAGGACTTTATCATGGCTACATCAACTTATCCCGCAATGGGCGGGGCAGTAGACAACACTAGCGCGGCTACTTTTATTCCAGAAATCTGGAGTGACGAAGTAATTGCGGCTTATCAATCTAACTTAGTATTGGCTAACCTAGTCAAGAAAATGAGCATGACAGGCAAGAAAGGTGATACCATTCACGTTCCTAAGCCTACTCGTGGCTCTGCTTCTGCTAAAGCAGAAAACACCGCTGTAACTATTCAGAACGCTACTGAGAGCGAAATTCAGATTTCAATCAATAAGCACTTTGAATACTCTCGTCTTATCGAAGACATTACTGAAGCGCAAGCTCTAGCTTCTCTACGTCAGTTCTACACTGGTGACGCAGGTTATGCTTTAGCGAAGCAAGTTGACAATGACTTATTTACCCTAGGTAAGTCTTTAGGTAATGGTGACGGATCAGATTGGACTCACAGCACTGTTTATAACTTTGCAGGTGGTTCCGGTATTGAAGCTTACGCTGTAGATTCAGTAGCTTCTACTGATGTATTTAACGATGCGGGTTTCCGTGCCGCTATTCAGGTATTGGATGACGCTGACGTTCCTATGGATAACCGATGCTTTGTTGTTCCTCCTTCTCTCCGTAACGCTATCATGGGCGTTGATCGCTACATGTCTTCTGACTTTGTAGATGGACGAGGTGTACGTAACGGTCAGATTGGAAACCTATACGGCGTTGACGTATTTGTTTCTAGCAACTGTCCAATCATCGAAACCGCTTCTGCTAACTCAGCAGGTGGAGATGTTAAAGCCGCTATGCTCCTTCACAAGGACGCTATGGTTCTTGCTGAACAGCAGGGTGTGCGTTCTCAGACTCAGTACAAGCAAGAGTTCCTTGGTACTCTGTACACTGCTGACACTCTATATGGTACGCAGGTAATGCGTCCTGAAGCAGGTGTTGTATTGGCTGTAAATGGCTAAGTAAGAAAAATAGGGACTCCTCTTTTATAGGGGAGTTTCTTTTTATTTTATTCAACAGAGGCGCTTATGGCTATATTTAGAGGCACAGGTGGTTCGGGTACTTCCACTAGTCTAGGCCAATTAGACGAAATAACCCAACAAGCCCTCATTGCTACAGTTAAAGCAACCGAAGCATCTCAAAGCGCTACTTCTGCTCTTACAGCTTTTGATAGTTTTGATGATACATATTTAGGTGCTAAATCTACTGCTCCTTCAGCAGACAATGATGGAGACTCACTATCTTTAGGCAGTCTTTACTTTGACACTACACAAGATGTTTTACGAGTTTATACAGGATCAGGTTGGTCAAGCGTAACTTCAAGTGGACAGTATTTACCTCTTTCTGGAGGAACCTTAACGGGTGATTTAAGCTTAAGCAATAATTCGTTTAATGATTTTCAAATTGATGCGGGAAATTTTTAACAGATACTAGGGATTTAAGACAATGGCACAAACGATTAAAATCAAAAGAAGTACAGGCTCTTCAGCGCCTTCAGCACTTGCAAATGGTGAGTTAGCTTACCTTAATCACTCTTCAAGTAAAAAGCTATACATTGGCC